TCACCTTTTTTGGGTTTGGTAACCGGCCCCGGTTCAGGCACTACGTTTGCTGCGGCAGACACGCTGGCGTCCCATGCTGGCTGGACGGAAAGCTCCGCCTACGCTGGTTCTCGTAAGGCAGTCACGTTTGGCACGGCCACTACCGCCAACCCATCAGTTATCACCAACTCGGCTTCGCCTTCGTCGTTTGTTATGAATGCGACTGTCACTATTGCGGGTGCGTTCCTGTGTACCGTAGCAAGCGGCACCTCGGGCGTTTTGTTCTCTGCGGGCGACTTTACTGGTGGCGACAAAAACGTGGATAGCGGCGACACACTGAACGTCACATACACATTCTCGCTGACTGCTACCTAAAGGCGGATAGGTGTTTGGCTACGCAACATTTGCCCAAGCCCCGTTTGCTGCTCTTGGCGCAACGGGGATAGCGTATGACGTTGCAGTAGTTGAAGCCGGGAGTTCCGCAAGCACCGTAAGCTCCTTTGGCAGCGTGTTACTTGCCGCCAATGCAGAGGCTGCGTCCACTGCGGCGGCTGTCAATACGATCAACAATATATTTAACAGTTCCCGGTCTGAGACGGCGTCTGGCTCTTCGGCGCAGACAGCGCAAGCTACTTTTGCGGGCTTGATAGCAGAGGTGGCATCAACCCAAGCAGCCCAGACAGTTATTGCGACGATGTTGGGGAGTGTGGCGGAAGGCGCTACGGCACTTGCTACACCCACGGCAAACTCCGTGGTCCTTGCGTCTATCTTGGAAGCGGCTTCGGGCGCAGCGGATATGACGCGGGGGCTGGTGTTTGCTGTCAGTATTTCAGAGGCGGCGTCTGGGGCAGCGGCGGTAACCAACACGGCAGTGTTTAACGGCACAATAGCCGAAGTGGCCTCCGCTGTAGCGACGTTTACGGCGCTGCGAGAAGCCAATGTATATCCAACCGGCATCCAGCTTTATGTGTACATCGGCGGCGCTCTTGTATGGGCAGTAATTGATGACAGCCAGACGCCAAACTGGCAAAATATAAGCACTACGCAGACTCCCGGCTGGACTGTTGTTGTAGATACGCAGACTCCCGGCTGGACTATCCTGCCATCGTAAGGAACAAAAATGGCACTCGTTGTAAAAGACCGCGTTAAAGTTACGTTTACCACCACGGGCACAGCCGACTTTACTCCCGGTAGTGCTTCGCTTGGCTTTCAAAGTTTTTCAGTCATCGGCAACGGTAACGACACGTACTACACCGCAGTTGATCCGATTACAGGCGACTTTGAAGTTGGTATCGGCACGTTCACTACGGCTGGCCCAACTCTTACACGGACAACGATTCTTGAATCCAGCGCAGCAGGCGCAAAGGTTTCGTTCGGTTCCGGTTCCAAAGACTTGTTCGTAACGTACCCCGCAGAGCGTGCGGTGTATTTGGATACGGCAGGCTCTTACCCAGTACAGAACACTTTCAATGCTCTGACAGCAAGCTCGATTGCGCTGACTACCGGCACAATCACAACTGCCCCCACTACCAACACAGATATTGTCAACAAGCAGTACGCTGACGCTATCGCATCGGGTATCCACTTCCATGAGGCCGTGGAGTTGGCGACTACCGCAGCACTGCCAGCCAACACCTACAACAACGGCACCTCCGGGGTAGGGGCAACGCTTACCGCAAACGCCAACGGCATTTTGTCTGTGGACTCAACGGTCACGGTTGTCTCAAACCGAGTACTGGTCAAGAACGAAGCCACGCAAGCAAACAACGGTGTTTACACGGTTACGCAGGTCGGCACCGCTGGAACGCCATACATTTTGACTCGTGCTACAGACTTTGATACCGCTGGAACCGGAGTTGACCAGATTGATGAGGGCGACTTCTTCTTGGTGACCAGCGGCACGGCCAACGCCAACACTGCTTGGGTTCAGCAGACTGCTCCTCCGATAGTGGTGGGTACAACGGCGATTGTGTTCCAGCAGTTCTCTGCGCCAATTACTTACACGGCAGGTACAGGGCTGAGTGAGTCTCCAGCCTACACATTCAACATAGCCAATATAGGCACAGCCGGTACATTTGGCTCCGCGTCCAACGTCCCCGTGTTTGTCACCAACGCGCAGGGTCAGGTTACCAGCGTAACGAACACAGGCATCGCCATTGCATCTGGGGCAGTCTCTGGACTGGCTGCATCAGCCACAACGGACACAACCAACGCAGCAAACATCAGCTCGGGTACTCTGCCGTCTGGGCGCATCTCGGGTTCTTACACCGGCCTCACAGGCACGGGCGCACTGGCAGCAGGTTCGTTGGCTACGGGGTTCACCGCAGTCTCAGCCCCACTGGGCGGCACGGGCCAGACTTCTTACGCCGTGGGCGACCTGATCTACGCAGATACCACTACGTCTTTGGCAAAGCTGGCCGACGTGGCTGTCGGTAACGCCCTAATCTCTGGTGGTGTAGGCTCAGCCCCAAGCTACGGCAAGATCGGTCTGGCGACTCATGTTAGCGGCACCCTGCCGGTAGCCAACGGCGGTACAGGCGTTACGTCCTCAACGGGCACAGGGTCTGTGGTTCTGAGTGATAGCCCAACCTTGACCACTCCCGCTTTGGGTACGCCTTCCGCTCTGGTTGGAACAAACATTACAGGCACTGCGGCAGGGCTCACTGCGGGCACTGTTACTACCAATGCCAACTTAACCGGAGATGTAACCTCTGTTGGCAATGCAACGAGTATTGCTGCCGGGGTGATTGTCGATGCAGACATTAACGCGTCTGCTGGCATTGTGGACACCAAGCTGGCGACAATTTCTACGGCGTCAAAAGTTAGCAACTCAGCGACTACAGCAACATCAGCAAACACCGCCAACGCAATTGTTGCGCGTGATGCAAGTGGAAACTTCACCGCAGGCACTGTTACAGCCGCCTTGAGTGGCAATGCAACTACGGCCACAACTTTAGCAACGGGCCGCACAATTGCCATCACTGGCGACTTGGCATATACGAGCGGCTCATTTAATGGTTCTGCCGCTGTGACAGGCACAGGCACGCTGGCAACCGTCAACTCCAACGTAGGTTCTTTCACAAACTCCAGCATTACGGTCAATGCCAAAGGCTTGATTACTGCGGCATCTAGCGGCGCTGGTTCAGTATTTGGTACAAACACTCAAGTTACATACAACAACGCCGGGACAATGGCTGGCTCTGCCAACCTGACGTTCAACGGCACAAACTTGACTTGCGGCGGCACTGTAACAGCCAACTCGGATGAGCGTCTAAAGACCAACTGGCGCGACCTGCCTAAGAACTTCGTTGAACGACTCGCAGATGTCAAACACGGCGTATATGATCGCACAGACATTGAAGCAACGCAGGTCGGTGTTTCGGCGCAGTCGTTGCAAACTTTGCTGGAACAGGCGGTTTTAATTGGCGAAGATGGCAAGCTGTCTGTAGCCTATGGCAACGCCGCATTGGTGGCTTGTATTCAATTGGCCCAAAGAGTTGTCGCGTTGGAGCAAACCGTGGCAAAATTGACTAAAGGTATTTAACATGGCAAGCACCTACTCCCCCTCGCTACGGATTGAACTGATTGGTGCTGGCGAACAGGCCGGTACGTGGAACACCACAACCAACAGCAACCTTGGCACGATCATTGAGTCGGCTATTGCTGGGTATGTGTCGGTGTCCGTTACCTCGGCCAACCAAGCCTTCTCTGCGCTGGACGGTGCTGCTGACCAAGCGCGAAACGCAGTCATTGCACTGACCACAAATACCGGTGCCAATTTCAACGTCTACGCTCCCCCGCAGGAGAAGACCTACATCATCTATAACACCACCGCCTTTACAGCTACGATTTTTAACTCAACGGCGATTGGTAACACAACCGCAGCGGGCGCAGGTATCACTGTTCCTGCGGGTGGTAAGGTATTGGTGTTTAGCGACGGAACTGATTTCTACAGTACAAGCGCACCCAACCTGACCGGCGCAGTCACTTCAGTTGGTAGTGCCACATCTCTTGGATCGTTTACATCTTCTCAACTGCTAGGTGCGCTCACTGACGAAACGGGTACAGGCTCTGCTGTTTTTGCCACAAGCCCAACGCTGGTAACTCCTGCTCTGGGAACGCCGACTGCTTTGGTTGGAACAAACATCACTGGAACCGCAGCAGGTCTAAGTATTGGTGGAAACGCGGCCACGGCGACAAACGCGACAAACGCGACAAACGCGGTGAATCTAATTACGGCTGGGTTTTCAATCGTAGAATCAGGCGGTAAGTTGTTGTTCAAATACGGCGCAACCACAATTGCGTCAATGGACTCTTCGGGTAACTTAATTGCGTTGGCGGATGTTACCGCTGGCGGCACACCTTAAAGGAGATATAGATGGCAATCTTAACATCGGCAGGTATTACCTTCGGGGATTCCACAACACAAACTACAGCGGCGGTCGCTGGCGTTACGTCTTTAAACGGACAAACTGGCGCTATTACCAATACTACCAACGGAAGTATTGGGAGTTATGTTCTTGGTTTTGGTGCTACAAACACGTCATACGCGATAGGCGCAACTATTACAGGTAGTTCTCTAAGACAAGCAGGTAACACTACCACCACCGCACAAGCTGTTATTAGTCAATGGGATTCTGCCACCGACAACAATTCTTTGAGTCTTTCGGGTACATGGAGAGCAATGAATCGCAGTGGTAATTACAGTAATATAAGTGGTGGTACTGGTTATATAGGTAATCTTTGGTGTCGCGTTAGCTAAGGAAACAAAATGAAATATACAACCGTAACTAACCCAGTTTGGGCAAACGCCGAACACACCATTATCGACTGCGATGTGGACTTTGATGATTTGTCTGAAGCACTTGTCCCCTTCTCTGCTGTGGCTTCCGGTGACTATCCACATACACATGAAATCTTCGCTCGATGTGTTGCTGGCGACTTTGGGGCTATTGCTGAATATGTTCCACCGCCACCTCCAACAACAGAGGAACTCGCTTACGGTGTTCGCTATAGACGCGACAAACTTTTAGCTGAAACAGATTGGACGCAAGCTGCTGATGTGTCACAAGCCACTAAAGACAAATGGGCACCCTATCGCCAAGCATTGCGTGATGTACCGGAGCAGTCAGGCTTTCCGACTGAGATTGTTTGGCCTACTAAACCAGCGTAATACCTGTGCGGGTTACCAGCGGTAAAACATAACGTGCATGGACGCCCTGCCACCTTCACCTCCAGTGGCGCAAGCTCCTGCGCCCGTATTTGAATGCGTGAGGTGGAGTTGGTCATCTGATCGCAAAGAAGTTTGGTGTCTCCAGTGGCGTGAGAAAGGCAAACCTGAACCTAAGAAGGTAGCGGAAAGTGATTGATCCACTCACGGCCCTAGCAGGTATACAAGCGGCGGTTGCGCTCATCAAGAAGGTTAGCAAGACTGTCGATGACGTAAGCTCTCTTGGGCCTGTGCTGGGCAAGTACTTCGACGCAAAGTCCACGGCTACCAAGGCCGTTGTTCAGGCCAAGAAGTCCAAGTCCTCGATGGGCACTGCCATTCAAATCGAGATGGCGCTTGACCAAGCCAGACGGTTTGAAGATGAGTTGCAACTCCTGTTTATGCAGGCGGGGAAGGTAGATGTGTGGAACCGCATCAAGTCCAGAGCAGCGGCGATGGATGTGGAGTCTGCCCATGACGCTCGCAGAGAAAAAGAAGCTGCGGCCCAGCGCAAGAAAGAGGTCGATGAGGTCGTTGAGATCGTGCTGGTGGCGCTTGTCCTCTTTGCAATTCTTGGGGTTATTGGGTATTTCACCATTGGCATTCTTGAGCAGCAAAGATGAGCGACGAGCGTTTAAACCTAGTTGACAAGGTGCTGGCGTATGTCAGCAGCCCGTTCCGTCTCTTTGCGATGGTGCTGATGGCGGTGCTGACCTTTGCGGGGTATTTTGTATATACAAACCAAGAGTTGTTGATAGGGGCGTACAAGGAGTCTAAGAAAATTCCAACAATTGCTGAGGATCGGGTTGAGGATGCAGCGGCGCACCTGTTTAAGCAGTCTGGTGCGCTGGTAGTGGCGGTGTTTAAAGTCAACTCGATGTTTGGCACACGCATCCTGCACCGGGCCTACGCCAAAGACGGCAGGGACAAGACAAACGACGGGCTGGACGTGGGGCTGTTTACACAGAACGCAGCCAACAACGCCGATGTGGTCAAGCTGATGGCAAGCGAGATTCCCTGCGGGGAGTACCGATCAGCGCAGTCGGAAATGGGTTTGTGGTACATCGCCAAGGGCGTTACCTATACGTGCCGTATCAGTGTTCCACCTGAACCGGGTAGGTTCGTTGGGCAGATCACCGTTGGCTGGGCTACCCAGCCAGAGGACATGGAGAGCACCCGCGCCATGCTTCAAATCGCAGCAACTATGCTTTCAAGGAGTAAACAGTAATGGATTGGCTTAAACAAATCGCGCCCACAATTGCCACGGCAATGGGCGGTCCACTGGCGGGGATGGCTGTCTCGGCTATCTCCAAAGCAATCGGCGTAGACCCAGACAAAGTTGGCGACCTGATCTCCAGCAACAAGCTGTCAGCAGAGCAGATTGCTCAAGTCAAGATGGCGGAGATCGAGTTGCAGAAACAAGCGCAGGAGCTGGGCCTCAACTTTGAAAAACTGTCTGTAGAAGACAGGAAATCTGCGCGTGACATGCAAGCAGCAACAAGATCAATCGTGCCACCTGCGCTGGCCGCAATCATCACCGTCGGGTTCTTTGGCATTTTAGGGATGATGATGTTTGGCAAGGTTGACGGCAACAACCCGACGATCTTGATGATGCTGGGCAGCTTGTCCACCGCTTGGACGGGCATCATTGCTTACTACTTTGGCTCCTCTGCTGGCTCACAGGCCAAGACAGACCTTCTTTCTAAGGCTCCAGCAATCAAATGACACACCTTGAACAACGCGCACGGGTAAACGCAAATGCCCGCGCTTGGTATCAAAGGAATTCCAAAAAAGCCTGTGAGTCAACAAAAAAATGGCGAGCTGAAAACCCAGAAAAAGTTAAAGCAAATAAGACCGCTTGGCTCAAAAAACCTAAAAATAGGGTTAGCCACATTCTTGGCCAAGCAAAACAAAGAGCCAATAAAAACGGCATGGAATTTTCCATTACGCTAGATGATCTTTTGCCACTTCCTGATGTATGCCCAGTGCTTGGGATCAAAATCAATTATGAAGGCAACAAAGGTCAACGAGGATTTGTAAATGATTCACCTTCAATTGACAGACTCGACTCATCTCTTGGCTATGTAAAAGGCAATGTAAAAATAATTTGCTGGAGAGCAAATCGCGTTAAAAGCGATGCAACCGTTGAAGAATTGCGAGCAATTTTAAATTTTATGGAAGGAAAATAAAATGCAAGTGACCCCTCATTTTTCATTGGCGGAATTAACCGCTACCAGCCACCGCCAGTTTGACAACACGCCAAACGAAGCCGAGACTGCCAACCTGCAACGACTGGCCGAGTTCTTGGAGCAGGTAAAAACGGCGCTGGACGGCAAACCCATCATGGTCAACAGCGCCTTTCGGTCAAAACAAGTCAACGATAGCGTTGGCTCCAAAGACACGAGCCAGCATAGAATCGGCTGCGCGGCAGACTT